CGCTTTAACCGCTTGCTGGATGAACTGTCACAGTGCATCACCTACTGGGGAGGATATTCTGGGAAAACGATTGATGTATCCGGGGAAAGCGTAGAAGAGATCCTGCAGATAGAGGATAAACAGCTGATCAACCGTCTCAGACAGGCAGACGGCGGAATGTGTATGCTGCGCTGGCTGCAGTGGTCCGACCTCAACAAAAAGAAGCTGTCAGAGCAGTACATATCCTGGGCAGAAAAAAATAAGATCGAACCGGATAAATATCTGCAGTCGGAAGCGGGAAAATACCTGACACCGGAACAGTTAATGAATTACATCAACCGGCAGAAAAAAGAAAGCTATCCCAGCAGAACGATAGCGGGAGTCTGGGATCAGTACGAAGATTATCTCACCATGGCAATGAATTTAGGGAAACACATGGAGGATGCTCTGGTGCACCGTCCAAGAGAATTGAAGAGGCGGCATGATGAAGTCAATGCAGAGATGGAACTGCGCAGGGAAGAAATCCAGCGGAAACGGGATGCAAGAGAAGCGGCAAGACAGGCGCAGGAGATGAGGGACAAGTATCCCGGGTATGAAGATATCCTCTCTGAGATCAGTGCGAAGTTTGAATATCAGAACGACACCTATTGCATTGTGGTTCCGAAGAACTTTATGGAGATTACTGCGGAAGGAATGGCACTGCATCACTGTGTAGGCAATACAGAGCGGTACTTTGACCGAATTGTCAGCAGAGAGACATATATCTGCTTTCTGAGGCAGCAGTCGTCCCCGGACAAGCCTTTTTATACTATCGAGGTAGAACCGGGCGGGACCATCCGCCAGCATCGCGGAGCATACGACGAGGAGCCGGGCATTGAGGAGATAAAGCCGTTCTTGCGGGAATGGCAAAAGGTGATTCGTAAGCGTATGAGTAAGCAGGACCATGAATATGCTGCACAGAGTGAGATCCTGCGGCAGAAAAATATAGAAGAGCTGAAGGCTAAGAATAATACCGTGGTCCTCAAAGGACTGGCGGAAGATCTGATGGAGGTAGTTTAAATGTATTTTGCAGACATAAAGGGCAAACAGCATGAAATTAATAGAGTGGCAGTAAGGGAACGAGGGATATACTTGTTCAGATTTCAGACAGACGGGGATATAAAATGGGCGCATGCAAGAGTAGATAAGATCGACGAAAGCAAGATAATGTTTCGGACGTGTGCGGGAAGACCTGCAATCATAGTACCTATAGATGACGTGCTGGAAGTACACGGCGGAGAGTCCAAGGTGGAAGAATTCGGGGAAGATATCATGTTGAGTCTGATACGAGGAGAAATTTATTCAGAGAGCACCAAAAGTATATTAAAAGGAGACAGGTAATGGAACATATCATTTATCAAAAAACATATCAGGAATATAAACAGGAGCTGGATGCAGTCCTCACCCGGACAGCAGAGGACTTTGTACAAATCGGTTATCTGCTCAAGGTGGCCAGGGATACAAATGTACTGGAAGAGAGCGGATATGCGACTGTAACAGACTTTGCCAAGGCAGAATATGGCATAGATAAGACGCAGGTAAGCCGTTTTATCAGCATCAATGATAGATTTTCAGAGGATGGCTACTCTGATCATTTGCTCCCGAGCTACAAGGGATTTGGGTATGCAAAGCTTACTTTGATGCTGCAGATCCCGGACGAGATCAATGAGGCACTTCCACCCACACTGTCCAAGGCGGAGATCCAGGACATTAAAGACGAGGTGGATGCGGAGGACAAGGTCACGGACATCGAGGTCGAGATAGAGCGGGCGGAGGCAGTAGCCGTAACGGACAAGCCAATGCTTCCGCCGGAGGGATCGCCGCTGTACCGTAACCTTTGGCAGTTGGGTAAGGAGCAGGAAGATCTCTTCCGGAAGCTGTGGACGATCTGCAACACAGACATGCATCCGCTTAATACATACATTATGGATGCCCTGATACCGCAGGGAGACGCAGTCTATCCCGGGAGAACGCCGTACACAGATCATTGTAAATCCTGATGGTGCAAAGCTAATCAATATGAAAACAATGGAGCGCCATGAATATGCACCACAAAAAATCTGCCTTGAGGTAGATTCCCTGTTTCTTGGAGGCAGCAGTCCTGAGGAGAAGTACAAGATGTTATATGGCGAGGACTTAACACCGGAAGAACCGGAAATTGCACCGGTGCAACCGACCGACTCTCCGAAAGAAAAGAAACCGGAAAAGCGCAAGGAATCCCGTGTAACCAAGGCAAATACAGAGCCGAAGAAAAAGACCATGGAACCGGAAAAGAAGCCTGAGCAGATGACCATTCCGGGAGCTGAACCGGATCCAGCAGAAAATGAACCGGAAACACAGGTAAATGACACGGCTTGTGTGGATTCCGACACGGTGGGCAAGGAGTTTGGCACGGATAATCAGAATACCGAAGCCATGGTCACGGAAGAACAGGTACCGGGGCAGACCGACATAGAAAAAGACTTTCCGCAATACTGTCCGGACGAGGGTGACAAGAGAGACGCTTACCGTAAGTCCATCCGTGGCAGCGTGGAGAACCTGGTACGATATGTCGAGATGGATCTGATCAGCGCCGCCAGACAGCAGCTGTCCGATATCGCTGGTTATCTGGACCGTCTGGAAGAACTCAGCAAAGGGGGCGGACAGGATGCCGAAGATGTCGAAACAGGCGAGAGCGAGGGAGTTTAATGCCGCCTCTCGTCAGAGCATCAAGGAGCGGGATCTGTACCAGTGCATCTTTTGCCGTATGGGATATCACATGGAGGACGTCACCTGGTACGGACAGCAGCTGCAGAGCATCATGCACTACATACCGCGCTCCCGGGGTGGTCTCGGGATCCCGCAGAATGGTGCATTGGGCTGCCAGAGTCACCATGAGATGCTGGATAACGGAAACAAGGGCAGACGGGAGGAGATGCTGCAACTCTTCCGAGTGTATTTGCAGGATCATTATCCAGACTGGAGCGAGGATGCCCTGACCTATAACAAGTGGGGATGATGTATATACAAATTTGTATATACACGAAAGGAGCGCAGAGATGAAAAGCAGAACAATAAGCAAGATCATCCGGATGACGCCGGAGGAAAAGCGGCGACTGGAATACTGCGCCGAAAAAATGGCAAAGACCGAGACGGAGATCCTGATTGCAGGAGTGAATAATTACTATGCTGCCGTACAGAAAGCACTGGCAGTCCAGAAAAATCAATAAGCCTTTTGGATAAAGTGAATCACAATAGACACTGTAAACGAAGCCACGGGGCGGCCGCTGATACCAAGAGGCAGCAGTCGTCCAGGAAGGAGACTACAATGCAGGAGTATAAGGACTGGGACGGCAATCTTCTGCCGGATCCTGCGCCGCGCATCCATAATGTACATATAGGCACTATCATCAAAACAGAACACAAGATCATCGAGGAGCCGCTGGAGACCCGCGGACGGGGACAACACCGATTTATCAGCGAGACCAGGGAATACGAGGTAATAGCGGTTTATCCGCATATGGTCCAGACCAGAGATTGCAAGACAGGCTTTACAAGGTGTTTCTCCTACGGTGAACTCACAACAATGGGACTGCAATGGCAGGGAAAGGAGATGGCAAAATGATAAAAATGGTTGAATTTGATGAAGGAGTATGGGTGCCGGAAGAATGCTGTACCATGACGAATCCACTTACAAGCGGAGGAGAAAGTATCCCGGATGATGTAGAGATGCCGTGTGAGGGATCAGAGTCATGTACAGGTGACTGTGGTAATTGCATAATCCAAATAATTATGAACGAATATGCGTTGTACACAGGACAAGTGACGGATCAGGTTGCTGGACTTATGGATATTACTCCAATTAGCGACGCAATAGAAGAATTGAATAGCTGGCATTGCTGCCCTGTGGCAGATGAGACTTATGCAGCCGCACAAATGGGAATAAAGGCTCTTAAGAAGCAGATTCCAATGAAAGTCTGCGAGATCCATGTGGACGAATACATCTGCCCCAACTGTTTAGAGGAAAACGGATGCAATGACGCAGAAGTGAGCGATGAATACTGTCCGAAATGTGGACAGAGGTTAATAAGCTAACTTAGGATTTAGCAAAGGAGCAAGTAGTGATAGATAGAAGAAAGGAATAACACTTATCCTCGTGAAACGAGGTTTCCCGGAATCAGAATCCGGGTTGTAAAAATTGATAAATGCCAGAATGGAATGTCATGGTTCGCCTGAGAAATAGCAGCTATTAACACGCTGCTTAGGTATCGCCCCAGAAAATGCTAACGGCAAGCGGTAATAACTCCCAAAGACTACAAGGCAGATTGTAAATTTACCACACGGATAAATGTAGTGTGGTGTGTTGGAAGATTTTATTAAGAGATCAATAGATCGTGTGAGACTGGCAAGTGAAATGTCCATATCACATTATGGGAAACCGCTTGTTTGCGAGTATTCGGGAGGAAAAGATTCGGACGCATTACTGTGGGTGTTTGAGCAAAGCGGAATACCGTTTGAGGTTCACAATTCACATACCACAGTAGATGCGCCACCTACGGTCTACCATATAAGAGAAACATTCAGAAGATTAGAATTGAAAGGTGTTAAGTGTACTGTAGATTATCATGATAAGGGAAACGGACAGCGAGTGACAATGTGGAATTTGATTCCTATGAAGCTGATGCCACCAACGAGGGTTGTTCGGTATTGCTGTTCAGAATTGAAAGAAGGTGGAAATGCGAACCGGATGATTGCCACTGGTGTTAGATGGGAAGAAAGCTCGGCGAGAAGCAGTAGGAGTGCATTTGAAGTCCTCGGAAAGACAGCAAATAAAAGCATAGGTGTTTCTGATGAAAAAATGCTTATAACAGACAATGACGATACGAGACGGTTATTTGAAAACTGCCAGATGAAAGCTAAAACTGTAGTTAATCCAATTATTGACTGGAAAGCAGTGGATATATGGAATGTTATCAATGGCGAAAATATACCGGTTTGTGAGATGTATTCCTGGGGATACGATAGACTTGGGTGTATAGCCTGTCCTCTGGCAAAAAAATGTCAGAGAGAACGGGAAATATATGATTTCCCCAAATATAAAACTGCGTATATAAGAGCATTTGATCGGATGCTTGAAATGAGGAGATTCCGAGGAAAGAACACAAAGTGGACGTGCGGAGAGGAAGTATATTTATGGTGGATGCAGAGCAACGACATACCCGGACAGATGAGTATGTTCGATAGGTAAACTGAAAGTTAGTGAAGGAGAGCGGAAATGTGTGATTTTTGCGAGAAGTATGCAAATGTAAGCGGCAAACATGGAACTATTAGGCTGGGAGCAGAAAATTATATGCTCTTTGCCAATAGTGAAAACGAGCCGATGGGAGCAATAAAAATAAAAATCTGCCCGCTGTGCGGCAGAGAATTGACGGCCGATGGGATAAATGGGATAGTTAGTGAAGGAGTGATAGAAAAAGAGTAATAAGTATCATACACAATTTTAGAGCCAACTGCAGAGGAGCCTGCAATCGTAACCAATAAAACAGCGGTAGACCATCCAACCAAAGATATCATCTACCGCTCAACTGCTTAAGGACATCATACCATAATGTGATACCTTAGGCAATACGAAAGAGGTGCGAGTATGACCAAAAATGACCTGATCAATGATGTTGCCTATGAATTACGAGATACCATGACACGAGAGCAGATCGACCGCATGAAGATTACGCTTTACGTAAAATTGCAGGACTTTGAGCTGGCAGAGATCAAACAGCTGCCTATGACTATTGAGCATGACAATGAGTGGTTAATGCAGAGGTACTGCGTGGACATGGTGGCAGCAGGACTCCATGCAGGCACGATCAAGAGCTACATCGGAGTCATTAAAACGTTTTTTGACTTTGTTGGAAGAAATTATAAATATGTGACAGCACAGGATATCACAGATTACCTTGCTATCAGGAGTTACCGGGATCATATCAGCCAAAATTATAAGTCCACCATATACCGGTATCTCTGCACGTTCTTCGGCTGGGCATTCCGCAAACAGCACATCAAGAATAATATCATTGATGGCGTTGATCGTGTTAAGCAGGTGAAAAAGAAAAAGGTTCGCCTGACGGATGAGGAAGTGGAAACTATCCGTTATGCATTGCAGACACCCAAGGAAAAGGCTTTGTTTGAATTGATGATCTGTACCGGCATGCGTGTAGGTGAAATCTCTTACCTCAACGTGTCAGATATTGATCTGACAAATAAGCAGGTATCAATTTATGCCGAAAAAACGGATACCTATCGCACAGGAATGCTCACTCCAGTAGCTGTGATGGCATTGAGAAATTATATCGGTGACAGACCTGGAACTGATCCGCTGTTTTTGGCAGATCGGGCACCGCATAACAGAATGAAAGAGTATGGAATTGAAAGGCTGGCTAAAGAAATGGCTGTCCGTGGCGGAGTAACCAGGATAACAGCAACCGTGCATGTGTATCGTAAGACATTTGCAAGTGTACTGTATCGTAAGACAGGGGATGTATTGCTGGTAAGTAAATTACTGGGACATGCAAAGCCGGACATGACAGTCCAGTATTACCTGATAGATGACATCGAAGAGATGCAGCACAAATATAACAGAGTAGCATAGTAACCGCACCGGAATTGCACCGGTGCAACAGAAAGGAGAAAGCATCGATGCAAAGAATTAACAGAGCAAGCTGGCGGATTATCGAAACTATATTATTACGGTATCCCCAACGCAAGAAAGAATATGAGGAGTACATATCGGACATTATGGCATCACCGGCGGGAGGCAGCAGTCGTCCGTCGGATCCTGCCAAGGAAAGAGACAAGGCACAGTCTGTCACAGAGGCAAAAGCCCTGAAGATGACATCCGTATACCATGAACGGATCAAGAAAGAGATTGAGGCAGTGGAATTTGTATATAATTCTCTTCGACCAGAAGAACAGAAGGTAATCCGGATCAGGTACTGGAGTAAAGGTCTCAGAGCACCGATTCCCTACCTAAAAATCGGTGGTGCCTCGTACAGTGAGAGACAAATGAAGAGGATAGTTTTTAAGACTATAGAACAGATTGGAAGGTATATTGGGGAGTTAAAGTAAAAGATGGCATGATTTCGCATGTCAAATGTGATAATATAGTATCGTGATAAATTAGTGACAGGGCAATGCAGATAGCTGCGTTGCCTTTTTTCGTGGAGTTGCACCGGTGCAACTTTAGAGAGATGGTGAGCAGATGGCAAAGGGCAAATATAAATATTGGCTGACACCGGAAGGCTTACTAAAGCTGGAAGGATGGACAAGGGATGGACTAACAGAAGAGCAGATCGCTGGTAATATGGGAATCTCCAGGTCTACATTAAATGAATGGAAAAAATTGTATCCGGACATTTCGGACACCCTAAAAAGGGGAAAGGAAGTTGTGGACCTGCAAGTAGAAAATGCGCTCTTGAAAAGGGCACTGGGATATCGGTATACAGAAGACAAATATGTAAGCGTTCCGATGGAGCAGGAAGAATATAGTCAAAAGCTATTTGAATATATGAATCGCTACAAACTGGAGCATCCGGAGGCAACAGATGATGAGCTGATGCTTGTAAGAGAGAAGTTTCCCAAAACAAAAGAAATGCTTGTGGAACGAAAAGTAAAAGAAGTAGAGCCGGATACCACAGCCCAGATATTCTGGTTGAAGAACCGAAAACCGGATAAATGGAGAGATAAACAGGATGTCCAGATCTCCGGAGAACTCAAGTCCGAACAGAGTAAACTGGATGACCTGATCAGACAGATGCGTGGTGATGGGTAATGAGCGCAAGTAAGCTCCTGTTGTCAGAGAAATACAAAGCATTCCTGAAATGTGATGCTCCGGTGGAATTTCTGGAAGGAACCACGGCGGCAGGTAAAACAACGGTAGGAATCTTCAAGTTTATGCTTAAAGTAGCGGAAAGTCCCAAGAAGCTTCACATCATTGCTGCGGATGACACCGGAACTGCTGAGAAGAACATCATCAACAAAGACCTTGGTATACTGGATGATTTTGGCATTCTGGTGGAATATAACGGCAGTGGAACCAAAGACGATAAGATTCCACATCTGATTCTGCATACTGGCAGGGGAGATAAAGTCATTTATGTGCTGGGCTACGGTAACAAGAGAAAGTGGAAGAAGGCCCTGGGTGGACAATATGGCTGTCTGTACATAGATGAAGTAAATACCGCAGACATAGATTTTGTCAGAGAAGCATCCATGAGATGTGATTATCTGATGGCAACACTAAACCCAGACGATCCGGGACTGCCGGTGTACAAAGAATATATCAACTGTGCACGTCCTCTTCCGGAATGGAAGGATGAGACACCACAGGAAATCATAGAGGAACTGAAAGAAGAGCCAAAGGACGGATGGATCCATTGGTTCTTTTCTTTTAAAGACAATGCAGGCCTTCCACCGGATAAACTGCAGATGATCCTGCAAAACACACCGAAGGGAACAAAGATCTGGAAAAATAAGATCCAGGGTCTCCGCGGAAAAGCGACAGGGTTGGTATTCGCCAACTTTGTCAGAAAGAAACATGTTGTTACTGCTGCATGGGTGAAGAAACAGATTGCAGATGGGAAGATCCGTTTCAGGAAGTTTACGGCCGGACTGGATACATCATATTCCTCAAAATCTCCGGATACCATTGCAATGATCTTCCAGGGCATTACGGATGACCGCAAGCTGATCACACTGGCTGAAATGGTGTATAGCAATGCTGATCTCAGTGTGCCGTTGGCACCATCTGACACAACGGTAAAGTTTATAGCTTTTCTGGATAGATGCAGATCGGAATGGGGATTTGCAAAAGAATCCTTTGTTGACTGCGCGGATGCGGCGACAATAACAGAACTTCGGAAGTATAAGCGCCTGCATGGGTGCCTTTACAATTTCATTGAGTCCTACAAAAGGTAACAATACTGGATCGTATCAATTTACAGCTGGGATGGATCCAGCAGGACTGCTATCTGGTAGTTGAGGATTGCACAAACCATATCTCAGAATTGGAACGCTATTCATGGGACGAGGAAGAGGATGTCCCGGTACCGGAGGATAAGAACGACCATACGATCAATGCAAACCAGTACGGATGGATTCCATACCGGAATATGATTGGATTCGAGGAGGATAAACAGAGGTGAACCTGATGGAAAAGATAAATGAGAATATCAAAAGAGGTATACGGAGCTGGCTGAATGTTTCTCCGGCGAATCCTTATGTGTTCAATATCAATGAGATGATGGACTTCGAGGGGAATGCGATCCGAAACCGCATCTGGTATCGTGGTGACAGCAACGAACTGGAGCAGTTCTATGAGCAGAATGCGGAATATGCAGATAAATATAAATTCTGGTCCAGCAAGAGTACACCGGGGATGGAAATGCGCAAGATCCACACAGGTGTTCCGGCGCTTACGGTGAGAACTCTGGCAGCAGTAGTCCTTCCAGATATGGGGGAATTTGAATTTTCCTCAGAGAACGAAATGCAGAAACAGATATGGAAAGACATTGCAAAGCCTGAGAATAATAACTTTGCCGATAAGGTAGAGGATGCAATCAAAGAAGCACTGTATATCGGAGACGGGGCTTTTAAAGTGTCCATTGATACAGAAGTCAGTGAGTATCCGATTTTAGAATGGTATGCCGGGGATCGTGTCGAAATCATACGGAAAAAGGACAAGGTCCGGGAAGTGATATTTAAGACACCATACAGCGGAGGAGGAAAGACATATGTGCTCAATGAGGTATATGGATATGGGTATGTAAAGAACGAACTGTATCTGGATAACAGACAGGTTCCGCTGACTACACTACAGATAACCAATTCACTGGAAGATGTGACCTTCGATAAAAGCGTTATGCTGGCGGTGCCTATGATGTTCTATAAGTCGGCAAAATATGAAGGACGTGGCGGAAGTATCTTTGACGGAAAGGTGGACAGCTATGATGCGCTAGATGAAGTATGGAGCCAGTGGATGGATGCGCTGAGAGCAGGAAGAGCCAAAACATATATTCCGGACTGTCTGGTTCCGAGGGATCCGGAAACAGGAGCTGCGATAACACCGAATCCGTTCGATAACAGATATTTTGCAGCAGAAGGAGACCAGCGCGAAGGGCAGAAAAACGTAATCAGTACAGACCAGCCGAGCATTCCTCATGACAGCTATCAGGCTTCCTACTGTACGGCACTGGACCTTTGCCTGCAGGGGATCATCAGTCCTTCTACACTGGGGATTGATGTAAAAAAACTGGATAATGCAGAAGCGCAGCGTGAAAAAGAAAAAACAACGCTGTACACAAGAAACATTATCGTGGAAACTCTTCAGACAGTATTGCCACAGGTAGTATCCATGTGTATCAACGCATATCACCTGATGAAGAATGAGGCAGTGGAAAGTGTAGAGGTAAATCTCCCATTTGGAGAATATGCCAATCCTTCATTTGAATCTCAGGTGGAAACAGTTGGTAAGGCAAAGCAGAGCGGAATCATGAGCATTGAGCGCTGTGTGGAGGAACTATACGGTGACAGTCTGGACGATGATTGCAAACGAGAAGAAATCGCAAGGCTCAAGGCAGAGCAGGGGATTCAGAGCATTCCGGAGCCGGAGATCAGAACGGATGCAGGAGAATTCAGGATAAACGGATTTACTGGAGGTAGTGATGGAAGTAAAAGTAGCGAAAAAAACATACCGGATGAACCGGGAGGAGTACCAGGGACTTCTGAAGGTGGCCAGTGAGCAGGTACCGAAAGGAATCTATGCAGTGGAAAAAGGTAATTATGCGGAACTTCGCTGTGATCATTGTACCAGCGTCACGCAGATCAAGACATTGACCAGACAGTTCAGAAGCCAGGGATTCAAGGTATATGCAAACGGCAGGTGATTAGATGCCTAAGATAAATTCAGAATATGATATCGGAGCAGCATTCGAAGCTATTGAGAATGAACTCATTGCTTCCATGATCCGGAATATGCGAAGACATAAGATTGAGGAAATCGATGAAGATAAGCAGTGGTCCATGTGGCAGACAGAGCAGCTCCGGTCGTTGGAAAAGTACAGAAAAGAGAATCAGGAACGATTTGGTACAAAATTTAAAGACATTAATAACCGGATCGAAGTGCTGATCAGTACTGCCAGGGATGAAGGAGATATGGAGCAGGAGATAGCCATACTGGAGGCTATAAAGAAAGGTTTCCCAGCAAGAAGAGTAAGTCCGGGAGCATCGGCGGCATTCTTCCGGTTGAACCAGAGGAAGCTGGAGGCGCTGATCCGGGCGACCACATCAGACATGGAAAAGGCTGAGACAGCCGTCCTGCGCATGGCAAATGACCAATATCGTAAGATTATTTTTAATGCTCAGGTATATGCCAACAGTGGAGCAGGGACTTATGAGAAGGCGGTAGACATGGCTACAAAGGATTTCATTGCCACTGGTCTTAACTGTGTGGAATATGCCAATGGATCCAGACACACATTGGCAGACTATGCGGACATGGCAATACGGACAGCCAGTAAGCGTGCATACCTGCAGGGGGAAGGGCAGAAAAGGCAGGAATGGGGGATATCCACGGTGATCATGAATAAGCGTGGAAATCCCTGCCCCAAGTGTTTACCGTTTGTTGGTAAGATACTGATCGATGATGTATGGAGCGGTGGAAGCGCCAAGGATGGACCATATCCCCTGATGAGCGCGGCAATAGCAGCAGGACTATACCACCCTAGATGCAGAGACAGCCACACTACCTATTTTCCAGAACTGGAGGATTTGGATAATGAATACAGTAAAAAAGACATAGAAGATATCGAAGAACAGAACAGGAAAGAAGCAAGACAGCAATATGCAGAGAGACAGGAGAAAAAATTCCATAGATTAGCATCATTTTCACTGGATCCGGAGAATAAAAGCAAGTACCGTGCGAAGGAAAAAGAATGGAGTCAGGAAACGGAAGACCGGTATAAAGTTCCTGATGAGGTGAAAGTGCCGAGATCGGATACTCCGCAGAGCATGATCGATTTAGTGGATCAGTACACAAGAGATGAGTGCATCAAGATAGATGAACTGTCAGAATATGCATTTTCGTATGATCTTGATAATGATTTGATAATTATCAATCCGAGACATCCGCAGTATGAAGAGGAGAACTACAAGCATGTGCTGGCGCATGAAATAGCCCATAGAATTGATCATAATGAGTATGGCAGTCCCATGTATGCTGAATTCGCAGAGGCAATAAAAAATACAGAAAACAAAATATTGCAAAAAAAGGAGAAGTATCAACGGAGACTTGCTGTAAATGGTGATTTAGAGTACAATTACTTCATCAGTGATATAATGTCATGCATAACAGACAATGTGATTACAGGAGTATACAGACATGAATCACAATACATAGGTAAACCCGGATATGCGGAGTCGGAGATATTTGCGGATATATATGCTGCATTGTATCAGTCGGATGATATAACTGTAGAATTCATAAAAAGTGAATTGCCAGAGCTATATGAAGCATTTATGAAAGTGCTAAAGAGGTAATTATGTTCAAAAAAGAATTTGTTGAAAAAATGAAAAACGATGAGGAACTGCAGGAGTTGCGCAGGAAAGTATTATCCTTCTCCGAAAAAATGGGAGATGCCGCATACATCATCGGAAAAGATAAAAGCTATGAGGATTATAAAGAACGTTTGCGAAGAATGGTAAAAGAACATGAAGCCACCGGTCAGTAGATTGGTGGTATTTTTATCTCGAAAAAAGAAAATTGCACCGGTGCAACAAATAATCTGGAATCAACACGCTTCATGGCGTGTTTTTTTATGCCCAAACACGAGCAAGGCAATAAACTGCAGCGTGACCGGAGACACCGAAGACAATGGATCGCAGTAAGGGTGACACCCTCAAAATGGAAAGGAGCACGTTATGTTTTACAAGACAGTAAGAAGATTCTTAGACCCCGATGGAAGCCAGGGCGGAGCACCGGCAGGAGAACAGACTGATCAGCAGTCACAGCAGAATGCAACACCGCAGATTGACTATGGGAAAATCCAGCAGATGTTGGATGGAACGCTTGCGGCAAAAGAGGATACGGCATTGAAAGCCTATTTCAAGCAGCAGGGACTTTCCCAACAGGAGGTGGAACAGGCTATAGCAACCTTCAAGGAACAGAAGGCGGCAAATCAGCCGAATGTGGAAGCATTGCAACAGCAGGCTGCAACCGCAGCAGCTGAGGCAAGACAGGCACAGATCCAGCAGGCAGCGACGATGGCAGCAGTCGGACTGGGAATCAGCGTAACATCCATTCCCTATGTACTGAAGATGGCAGATTTCAGCCAGACAGTAGGACAGGATGGAAAGATCAGCAATGAGAAACTTACGGAAGCCCTGAATAAGGTGTTGGAGGATATTCCTGCATTAAAGCCGCAGGAGACAGATACTACAGGTTTCCTTCATGTAGGGACAGGCGGAGATCCTTCGCAGCATACACAGCAGGCAACCGTACAACAGCAACAGACACCGACCAAAAGATGGAATCGGTGGAACTAAGGAAAGGAAGGTATAAGATATGCCTAATTTAAACTATGCACAGCAGTGGAGTCCTGAACTCCTGCAGATTCTGATGCAGGGAGCGTTAACCTCTCCCTTCATTACATCTAATGTAAGATGGCTGGATGCGAAGACATTCCACTTTACACAGATGAGCACCACTGGTTATAAGAATCACAAGAGAACCGGTGGTTGGAACATGGGATCCTTCGATCAGACAGATGTTCCGTTTACAGTAACCCATGACAGAGACGTTCAGTTCCTGGTAGACAAGGCAGATGTGGATGAGACCAACGCAACTGCATCCATGCAGAATATCTCCAGAACCTTCGAACAGACTCAGGTAGTGCCTGAGACAGATGCCCTGTTCTTCTCCCGTGTGGCACAGGTGGCACAGAAGACAGAGGGATATCACAGCCAGACCGCTATTTCTGCTTATACTAAGGCAAAGGTATTCGGAATGCTGAAGGACATCCTTGCGAAAGGAAAGTTGAGACGGTATAAGGCAAACGGCAGCCTGCTTATGTATGTGGCCAGCCCTATTATGGATGCACTGGAGCAGTCTACAGAATTTACCCGTAAGATTGAACTTACGCAGATCGCTGAGGGCGGTATTGGTATCGAGACCAGAGTAACGGAAATTGATGGCGTTCCCATCATGGAGGTTATTGATGATGAGCGTTTCTATGATGCTTTCGACTGGGAGCCTGCTGAGGGTGGATTTGCTCCTCTGAAAAAAGTTGCAGCAGACAGCACGCATAATATCGAAGCGGTAACCGGAGCTCATAAGATCAATGTACTGGTGGCATGCGGACAGACCTGTAAGACGGTTCCCAAGATCGCTTCTATCTATTATTTCAATCCCGGAACACATACCGAAGGAGACGGATACCTGTACCAGAACAGATCTCTGTCTGACACTTTTGTATTCCCGAATGGTCGTGACGGTAAAGTGGATAGCGTCTATGTAGATGTGGATACCACGGAGTACACCGGGGAGTAAGGAGGGCATATGTCCTATAAACCTTATGTAAGAAAAGAAGAGTACACAGAGATCTATAATGGCAGCGTGATTCCTGACGAAGAGCTTGAAAAGGCACTCCGTCAGGCATGCCGACATATTGACAGCCTGACATTTAACCGGATTGTGGCTGCAGGATTCGATCATCTGACAGCTTTTCAACAGGAGACGATAAAAGAAGTTGTCTGCCTGCAGGCAGATTTCGAATATGAGAATGCAGATGAAATCAATACGATTTTATCCAGCTATAGCATAAATGGAGTATCCGCACAGTTCGGAAGTTCCTGGAATGTTTTCATGGAAAAAGGTATTGCCATGAAGCGGGATGTCTATTCGTTGCTGATGCAGACGGGTCTGTGTTGCAGAATTGCGAGGTGATTCCATGAAATATCCGTGTCTGGTGCCCAAAAGATTATGCAAGACAGATATCTCCGTTGCGATAGATCAGGAAGGACTGAACAAATACGGGGAGCCATTGAAGCCGGTGGAATATTCTGGAAAATGTAACTATCAGGATAAAGCCAAGACTGTGCTGACATCGGAGAAGAAACTCATAGAGATTACAGGGACAGCATTGTTTCCCGGAGATATATGCCCGGAGCTTACGGTCATATCAGGAGGCAGTGCGGTGATATTCGGTGCAAAACGCAGGATTCTTGAGGGCCGTAAGGCGAGAAACCCGGATGGAACAGTCAACTATACGGAGGTGCTGCTGATATGATCAGTGTAAATTCTACAGTAAAACTGAATTTTCCGAAGATTCAACAGCTCACAAGAGCACAGGTGGTGGCTTTAGAGCAGACCGCTGAGGCGTTGCATACCAATGTAGTGCAGGCACAGGTGTTCCCAAGGGATACCGGCAATCTGCAAAACGAGAGCACTTTTGTTGATTATTCGGAGAGCAGCCAGGGAAAAGTCAGTATCATATCCAGCACACCCTATGCAAGACGGCTTTATTTCCACCCGGAATATCATTTCCAGAAGACGGAGAACCCGAATGCAAGAGGCGAATGGTATGAGGACTGGATCTCTGGGAAAAAATCAGAGTACTGCCAGAAAGCATACAAACAAATATACAGGAGGATTGCCGGATTATGATGTTATCGGATGTGCGGGATTATGTGGAATCCCTTGAACTGGCAGACCATGTATATATGGGAAGCCTGCCGGACAAGCAGGAGAAGTCCATCGGTGTTTATAACAGCAAACATCAGCAGGAGTATAAGACAGCATTAGGAGGACCACAGCTTGCATCTTACGGGACAAAAT